AAGCAGTAACTTTAGTTGAACCATCTGCAGTAGCAGCACCTGTGTGAACTACACCAGCAGCAGTAGCTTGAGTCACTAGACCAGCTGGTTTACCATTACCATCACCAACTAAGAAAGCACGGTCCATTTCATTTACGTGAGCCTCAACAAGGTGTTGACGTAAGATAGGAACTAGAGAAAGAATTGTATCTTCTTGAGTTTCTTCTGTTAGGAATGTTTTAGCAGCTAACTTGAACGTCTTCATTGTGCGTTCTGTAAGAGCTACAGAGATTTCATCACCAGTACGTGATTTATCAGAACCATCTGCCATTGCACCTGCAGCAACCCAATTAGCGTTTTGACGACCTGGGTTTACAGGGATAGTAATTTGAGCAGCTTCTAACATCATTTCAGTGAATAACGGAGCAACTACTAGACGCGCTTGAATGTCGCGGATAAGGTTTGTCGAGAAGATTGTCTCGTAAGCATCGCTAGAAACTTGAATGCTTGAAGAACCATTTACAGCTTTAATCTTTTGGAAGTAGTCTGTTTTCTCGATTGGTACGTTCTTAACAGAAGCGATGATAACAGCTGCGTCTGCACGCTTTTGCTCTTCTTCTGCGTCAGGGTTACCAGTAAGACCAGCTTTAACAGCTGTAGCTAGGTGGTTACGTGATGCAGTAACTTGGCCAAGCTCGTCTTTTAAGCTTTGGATAGTTTCTTCATTTTTAGCAACTAGCTCTTGGAACTCTTTCTTATCACCAGCCATTGCTGCGATAAGTTCTTCTTTAAGTGCTTTAGCAGACTCTTCTGCTTCTTTACGTGCAGCTTGTGCAGCAGCTTTTACAGCTTCTTCACGTTCTGCTTTTTCTTTAGCTTCTTTAGCCGCTAATGCGTCTGCTTCAGCTTTCTGCCTTGCTAGCTCTTGAGCAACTTGCTCTTGGATACTTAGCTCAGGCTTATTAGGTGTATTTTCGTTAGGCATTTCTTTTTCCTCAGTAGAAAATTGTTTCCTCAATGAGTCTTTAAGGCTCTTCGAGATAGTAAAAACGGAATCTTGGTTACAAGGTACTGAAACAACTGAAATCTCAGTTAGTTCAACCTCGGTAATATAGAAAGTATCTGTCTCTGAATCGTAGTTTGCATCCTTGATTCGGAAACCTACACTAAATGTACGTAGAACACCATCCTTGATAAGGTCGTACACTTCACCAGCACCTTTGCTGATTTTAGCCTTAATACGCAGACCCATAGGCTCTACGCTAAAGTCTACCATGTTGCCGATAGGTTTACTATGGTCGTGGTAGGCTAGGATGATTGGATTTTTGATATAGTCTCTTAATGCGTCACCTTCCCAAGCACTGGCAGGGATTACGTCTCCTGCTCTGTCCTTAGAAACTGTATTGGCAAAGCCCTCGATAATTAGCTCACCAGAATCTTCTGTGAACTCCTTAACTTCTAGTGGAGCTACCGCTAGACGCTCTTCAACTTTATTCGCTAGAATCGTCATCGATCTTTTCCTTTTTAGTAACAACAATCTCAGCAGCCTTAGTGCGTTCTTGCACACAATATTCCATATACTCGATATAGAACTTATTCCAGCTACGGAATGCCTTGTTGATAGCTAACATTGGAACAGGTGACTCACTCTTAGCGCTGAAAGAACTTCTGCAATTCTTTAGTTCGTGCCCGTATACTTCGAACACAGACTCTAGGATATCAGCTTTAGTCATTATTGTCTCCATTGTTATTAGGTGGTCTTCCACCTTCTTGTCCAGTAACACCAGTACCAGAACCTGCGATATTAGCCGGGATACGAATCTTATCCATGTGCTCCTCCTCGGATGCTTCAAGTCTAATCATCTCCCTACCCTCATTACCTGAGATAATACCGTTGTTAACTAATGCGCTAACTCGTTCTGCTTCTTCTTTCTGGTCTGGCTTAAGAGCCGGTACTTTGTGAGTCCTAGTATCAATATCGAACGCGAAAAAATATTCGTAAGCACTTACGAACTTCCTTAGCATTGGGATTATATTTAAGTAGAATAGCAACTCTAAGTTCGGCTTTATGTTTGCGTTATTACCAGAATTTAGGAGTATAGGTGGAACCCCTAAAGCCATCGCAACTTTTTCTTCATCTGCAACAATTGTCTCGTTAAAGGCTAGGGCTTTGAAGTCAGTGTTGGCCATACTTTTAGCTTTCATACCGCCGTCTAAGATAAGGGGCTTACCGCCAGAACTCTTAGGGTTAAAATCTGCCTGCCATTCTAACTGCTTACGTTGTTTCAGCTTAGGGCTTAGGAAGTCCTCTGCTTCTACGATAAGACCGATGCTAGTACCCGCCTTGAAGAAAGCTCGCCTAAAGTCCATCATGTCTTCTCTGCCGTACAATGTTTCCATTGCAGATAAAATTCTTGAATACCCACGTCTACTGTCTCTTACGTTGTTTTCGCAGACATGGATAATTTGACTTGGTGTATATTCGGTTGTTCCATACTTGAATGCTGTGATGTAATCTCCACCTTTGTGTATAATCTCAACATCGGTCGCTGGTAGTCTATACATAGCCTTACCAGCCGCATCGTAGTATATGAAAGCATTTCCGTCTATAAGAAAGTCCATAATTAATTGACGCCTAAACGTACTGACATCTTGGTCAATGTTTGGGCGGTAGTTCAGCATCTTGTCAATGCCTGGCCCCTTTAGGGGCGATCCTGACTGTCCCGAGAATCCAAGGGAATCTTTAACGTCAAAATCAACTAGGGCTGCATTGTCACAAATAATGTTTATGCAGCGGTTTACTATCTCCACGAGTTCATAGGCTCTCGTAGTAGATTCTAATTTCGTTTGGGAGGAAGCAGAGTTAGTACCTTCTCTTAGGTTAACCTCTTTGCTCCCTCGGAAGGCCTTCATAACAGCCTTCGCTAAATCTTTGGATAATGCCACCTAACCTCCTAGGAATTTTGTGAATCTGTCGCACTCGGAGGTACTGTCTAGGAATCTAGCCCATCTATCTTCGGAAATCTCTACTACCGTAGTATCTCCATTAGATTTGTTGGCCATTTTCTTAACCCAGTTTCTCTGCTTACCAGCAGAGCTTAAGGAGGGTTGTTTCCCGTATATGCTATGCAATTGTACGTGGTGTTTATTACAGAGAGTAGCCATATCTTCTACTAACTCAAACATGTGAGCCTCGTAAAAGTCTTCTCGCATATCGATAGCGTCCTGATCGGTCTCTAGTGTAATTCCATGCTCCTTACAATATTCATCTAATAATAACGAAACTGTATGGTAGTGGTGTAACTCCAAGTCATGTTCCGTGCCGCAAACCTCGCAGCAAGGACCCTTTTGGTACTTGGACTTAATTCCATCACGTATATGCTTGGTAGCTGTCCTTTTATTGGTATTTTTCGCCATAGCTCCCCCAATTCATGTGACCATTATATCTAAACTTCATGTAAATGTCAAGCACAATTTTATATTCGTAGTTAACGGACATATGTGTATAGTGCGTACCTTAGGGCATCCGCTAGGTGTGAGAACTTATCGTGCAGAGGCTTAGGTTTCATAAGAGCATCATTTGGATCCCAACGATAGTTGTTCATCACTAGAATTAGTTCTTCGCAGCTAGGATCTATCAGTAGTCTGTTCGATGACACTAATGCCTGCACGTGAGCTATACCATCATTAACAGACTTCTTACTTTTCGATGCTGATATGTCATACTCAGCTGCTAGGTCCGCTCGGAATTGCGCTGCCGCGCTATCTACGAACACAGCTTCAACGTCATACTGTTCTATCATTTCCACGAATTTCTCTGCATGCACTTTAGTATTCTTACCCGCTAAGCAATAATCCTTAACAGCCCAGAAAACATCTTCATCTGGGTGGTAACGTAACACTACAGCACCAGTAGCATCTTTATAACCAGGGTCAACACCCATTATTGTTTCGTAATAATCGGTTGTATCGTAGTCATACTCTTTAATATGCAAGCGCTCGTCAAAATCTTCATAAATCTGACCTTCGAACGTTGCAAAGTCAGCTTCGTATTCCTGCTTAAACTCAGCAGACGACATATTCTTACGAGCTTCCATGATATCTGCCTCTACGGCACGAGGGTTGTCTCGCCACGTACTGTGGATTGAGAACCAACTAGGATTGTCTTCATCAAATCCATTCATGTAGAAATCATAAAACCAGTTAAGACCACGAGGTGTTGAGATAAATATCACTTTACTATTTGCCTTATCAAGTGTAGGGCGTAATTGAATATTAAATGCATCACGTCCTTTAGGGTCTAGAGCGCACTCATCAAACAAGATTAGATCATAAGAGCGACCTACTAATGAGTTCGCTTGTGCAACAGAACCGAACTTAATCATTGAACCGTTCTCAAGATGGATTTCTTTATCTGTTTTATTCTTAGACTTTATCTCAATACCGTATTCTGCTAAGATAGCCTCTTGCTCTGACCAGGAGATGTTGCTCAGGGAGTAATTCGGCGACACTATCAGGACTTTAGTACCAGGCTCCATAGCCTTCAAGAACGCCACATGGTTGGCAATAAATGTCTTACCTGTACGTCGTGATAGACATCCGCAGACCTGCCTAATATCAGGGTGGTTAATAGCGTTTATCAAAGCCCATTGCGGTGCAATAGGCTCTACCCCTTTAATGGCTAGGAAGTTCTCTATGGGTAATTTTAGAAATCTATCTTCTACAGGATACTCCTGTATTCCATCTGTCTTTATAAAGTCTCCAGATACTCGCATATTTCTCTCACCTCTAGTTCTGTTAGTATTCTAGCCTCAGTGCTTTTTACACCACTAGGTTTGTTTGTGTACTTATTAAGTAGGTGTCTCTCCACATCTAGGACATTATGTAACTTTTTACTATATACTAAATCTAATTGTCCCATATTACGAGAGTTCTCGTACAGTCGTCTATCAACGTCATTAGTGACACCTATTTTATAGAACCCCTCCCCTCTCATAATATAAATAGTATCAGAAGGTCGCTTAACGGCACAGCCACTACACCCCTGTATACCTTTTTTATGTGAGTGAGGGTCTTGCATAAACTCTCCATGCTCGGGACATATAATCTTTACCTTTGAGTGGGCGGATGTATACTCTACTAGGGAGTAGTCGTATTTGTCTCCCCATACAGATGCGAAGTCTTCCAGTATGGAAGTATTTCTTAGTTTTACCCCTGCTTGTGCATTTCCACAATCTGGACAGCCAGTACTCTGCATGTGGTAGTCTGGCTTCTGGGAAAACTCCCCATGCACGGGACATATAATTGTTACTGGCGTAACAGAGTTAACATAATCTACTAGAGAATAGTCGTACTTGCCTGAATGCTTTATTGTGGCTTTGTGTACGAAAGTTTTGCATCCTGGGCAGCTAGCCCCAGCTATAACGTGTTTATTAGGGGTTGTTGTAAACTCACCATGTAAAGGACAGACTACTGTCGTTGCATCTGTTGTTTTAGCTACGGAAAACTTAGAATAGTCATAAATATCCCCATGAACACATTTAGCTCTATATACCCAAACTTCTGTTTTTTCTTCGGTACTAAGAGATCTTTTTACTTGGCCACTCTTGGTAGCGCGCTCAGGCCACTTATCCTTCCAATCAACCATTATTTAGTATCCTCTCCAACAATGTATTGTATTTATCACCACCATAATTGTTCTGTTGATTAATCTGCAGAGTAGGAGTACTATCGTTACGTAATTTCATCTCCATCTCAAGCTCTTTCATCTTCATTTCATGGGCAATCTTAAGAATATCCATTATATCCTTAGTAGAACCTAGGCCAGTTTCCTGCATCTCTTCTATCTTTTGTTTAATGATTTCGTCGACTAGGGAACCCATTAGTTCTCGGTTTCGGAAACCCGCCTCCATATAAAGTCTATCTAGATAGCGCTTAACTTCCTTAGTAGCTAAATGTCTTTCAACTTCAGCGACTGGCAGGGCTAGGAAGTCAGCGGTAGCGCGTATGTCAGACTTATTCTGAAGATACGCCTCTGCTACTTGTAAACTTTCGGGCGCGATTGCTAATTCACTCATAGGGACAATATATCACAAATTTCTCGGGATGTAAAGGACTTTATTAGATTCGAGGGCGTGGGATGGTGTTTGGGTGGGTTTTTGGGCGGTTTTGAGAATAATGTGGGCGGTTTGTGGGCAGAATGCTATGTCCCGTGGGAAGCCTGCGGGCAGAATTAAAAATAATGCTATGTCCCGTGGGAAGCCTGTGGGCAGAATGCTAAGGAATGCTATGTTAAAATAATACTACGGAATGCTATGTCCCGTGCTTCGAGCATCATTGCTCAGCCTGACGGCCGCTAACCGTAAATCTCAAAATTTTGACTTGTCGCGTGTGCGCGGGGGCGCGGGGGGTGGGGGCTTGTACCTAGTCTCGGAACCGCCCTGTCTTGCATAGTTATGCAAATAAAGTGCATAACTATTATACTAAGGAATAATATATTTATACTAATGGAATAATATATTTATATTAATATACTTTCTGATTTATACTAAACAAATTAATATAAATTAAAAAGTATACTAACTGAGTTAGTATACTTGATTACAGGAATTACAATAAATGTAAGGGATAAACATTATATAAATGCTTACGGCTTAGATTTATAATAAGTCTTGCAGCCATTTATTATTGGCTGGGCTGTTATTAATATCAATATTAATTGCCCAAGCTCCCAACGCATTGATAAAAGCGTCACAATTGTCGGGGCAGTCATCCAGTAACATGATGCGCTTAAACTCACTTGGATCAAATTGTTCCTGTATTCCTTCGACTTTCAAACGCCAGTCTTTACGGTGGTCACTGTCACCATTGCGGCTTATAGTCTTAACGGGGCGTATATGGCGCTGCTTTAGTAGCGTTTTGCTGCCTTCACATAAGACGCGAGCTGTCGCAACATGGTATGGCCTGCCTATCATGTTAAGAGTGTGGATCACCTCCATTAATGGCAGATTTCGATCTCTTAAAATATTTTCGAGGGTAGAGTCCGCGCGATACTGATCAAGATCTAGACTCCCGTCTTTATGCAACTTTATACGGTGGCTAGCATCTAATAGAACACCATCCAGATCAAAAACTGGTATGATCTTAGGGTTAGCCATTATATGACCGATTACGCGTTGTGCGTGTGGCTGACAGTTTAAAATAATTTCATTATTGGTTAAGAGCATGTTTAATACTCCATTCATTAGTTGTTAATAATACCGCTGCTTTTTCTGCTAACGGCTGGTTAATTTCTGCCACCTTTTCAAGCTCTCGCCTTACTTGTTTATTTAGATCTTCCAAGTCGGTAATAGCTGCTTGAAAAGCATCGCAAACCTTTTCACGATTGCGTAAAATGTTTTTTAACGTGTATAGCTCTGGTTCTTTGAGTGTAGGATCTCGCAGTATAATCCAGCTAGGTACTCTGGGCGCTTGCTTGCCCTGTGTGAAGTTATCCAGCATCAGCTTTGCTATTTCATGCGGGGATAGGTCGGGTACGGTGTTTAATAGCGCTTGCTGGGCTTCTATGCGTTCCTGCTGGGCTTTTAAGCGTTCGGCCTGCTCTTCAAGCTTTCCAAGCTTGCGGGCTTTAGTAGCTGCGCGTAAAAGCTCGCGCGTTGGTTTATTACTCATGGTTATTTGCTCCAGTAAAGCGGCTAGTATTCTAGCCGCATTTTAAATTAAAGGTAAAGCGTATCAGTGCAATACATTTGGCATGTGCCGTTGCAATGCTCGATCACGTGCCCATGCTGCCAGCTTGAAGCCCCGCCTCGGTTATACCCTTGTTTCTTACTAGCTGTAACGCCTGTCGTGAATACGTCACCGTAAATACTCATCTGATGAGTGTGACCAGTAACCAAAGGCAAGTTCCACTTTTCTAAAAGTCGGGGATTTGCTGCGCTACCGTTCTGACCTTTATGACCATGCTGTGAGAAGTCCGCCTTGAAGCCTATCTTCGGCACGTCCATACGTCCGAATTCGATATTTTCGGCTAGTGCTTCGAGCGTTGTTAGATCACTATTTTTTAAGGCAATTTCAAGCGCTAAGTTGCATTCATTTTCTGCGCTGTCGATAGTGTCCATTACTAGCCAGTTAATCAAGTGGTATAGCTTGGCGTTGTGGCTATCATTTGAGATTTTAAC